CCATCTCGTACATTACTTAGACTTCGATCGTAAATAGCGCACGATCCACCAGTTGGATATACCGTAGGCACGATCACTGCTACCCAGTGATTTGGTATAACCAAGGAAGTCTGGCATGAGTTCGATAGATTTCTCAGCAATAGACTCAATATTGTCAAGAAATCCTGGGATATCGATCCCCAGACGATACTTATCCCTTGCCATGCAAAACTCCGCAAATTCATTACGAAGTGGGTGGTACTTACAGTTCTCTATGATAGAAAGCTGCCGTAGAGCTACCATTTTAGGACCCCACACCTCAGGGTCATAGAAGCGTTCTTGTTCAAGCAACCTACCTAAAGCCCGGTACGTTGAATAAACACCCACACATACTCCACCTAGTCTATAGTTTACGTGGTGCCATCTACGTAAGTATGTGCAGTCTTGTGTGCTACTAGTCTGCTTACCCGGATTCATAGTAAGCCCATGGGTAGGATACGTTCGCATTACATCCTCCTCTGTGATACCAGGAAAACTAAGTATACCGTCATCTCCTAGACACATAGAATTTGGGTTAAGTTTCTGGTTCTTTGCTTGGGCGCACTCATATTGTAGTGCTCTATGTACCAAAGTTTCATCAAAGTTGGTTCCACCAGAACCGGAACCCATCCCATGTTTACCACGGCGGATTTTCCCGTAGTCGTACGCTAGAGGTATCATGTACTTAATGGGATATACGTTTGTCAGCCATTCACGACTAGGTGCAGTAGTGTTCAGCAATCTAGATAGCATTCTCTGGCCACTATCTTGTAAGCTGGAATTAAAGTGCTGATCAAACTTCTCAAAATCCGTGCAAATTACCAGGTCATTCTTACCCTTCGTATCGAAGAGCTTGGTGACTGCCACGTCAACGGCTTCCATGCCAACCCAAGCAGGAACCAGATTCGAACGCTGCGCTAATTCGATCGCTGGCTGGTAAACTTGCAGTTCACGGATGTTGACACCGAATGGAAACATCCAAACCACGCGCTGTTTAACATCTTCATCCGTGGGACCACCTTCTTGGCCTCTCCATCCTAACACCGCTGCGGCAAACCACGTGCTGTTAGCTAGCTCCTGAACCACTTCAGGTTCCTTAATGCTAAGTTCAACAGGAATGGTTTTCTCAACAGCTGCTCTACGTTTGATGAAGTATGGAGATCCAGAATTAGTTGATTTCTTCATTAAATCAACTACACGCTGCTGTGATCTCAATTGTAGTCCGCGAAGACTACCCCATTCATGCAAAACTGCCGCTTCTGCAGATGCACTCACTGGGTCTGATTCAAGGAGAATAGAATCATAGTAAGAATCGATATCTTTCAGACGATCCTTGAGCGGCGCCTGAATTGATAACGGTCCGACCTTTTTCGCGAGATCATTTTCGAAGTCCAACAATGTAGGCCACCGCCGTTCGAGAGAATCGATGGTTGGCTTCCACTGATCTAGGACTTTTTCCAATTTCACTCCTTTCGCAAAAGTTGTACGGTATTCATCGGAATTACCCCTCCGAACTCTACCAAAGTAGGACTCTAATCCTGGGTTAGGAATCGCAAAATATTGATCCCAATTAGCTTCGTTACTTTTAGGCATAACGATAGGCCTCCTTTCTTTCGAAATTTG